ATCCGCTCAATCGGGCTCTGCCTGTGACAGTGGAAACGATGACTTGTCTCTCTTATCGAGATAAGGACTTCCGAGCTTGTTTGAGCAGGGGATCAGAACTGATCTGGTTCACCGGTTTGCCGGGGACAGTGTGCTTTTGGCGAGCATGCTGACTCCAGTAATCCTCCAGCTTGAAGAAGTTCATGCTGCGTTCGTCAAGGACGGGCGCAACATTGCGAACCGACTCCGCATAGGTTTCGGTTTGCGGAACATCGTTGTATGGAGAGTACGCGTTCTCATTCGTGTACACTACATTGAACAACGAGTTCAAATAAGAGCTGCTTACTTTTGGGTAAGTAGGAGGGTAATCGTCACGCTCACGGATCAGAGGAGATAGTGATATATCTCTCTGTCCTAATGTGAGGGCGTACTCCTCAAATCTCTTATTCCAGTACTCACCAATTTTGGAGACCCTTGAGCCAAGTGCGTGGAGAAATTCCACACCATTGGTTATCTTGGAACCCGCTGGGACCTTATACGGTCTATAAGCGGTATACCCCTTATTGGAGGGTACAGCCACAAACCCGGCAAATTCGGCCACTCGTCCGGCAAAGGACTTTTGGACGGATATTGCCACGCCTAGGGTTTTCATCGTCTGGGAATAGAGTTCAGCCACTGCTTTGTGACTGAAAACTATGTCATCTCCAATTACTTGGAAGAATGACCCATTCGAGAAAGGCACGGGATTCCCATACTTCCGTAAGGAAGAGGTTTTCGGGGCCATGCTTGCGCAATGGTCCGCGATCACCAAGTTCGATAAATCGAACAGTGGGAAAGATCCGTACAAACCCATTGGTTGCCCTACCTTGTATCTAATCTTGTGAGAAGGAGTGAGGTCGGTGTCAAAGTCTTGTTGACACAACCACTCAAGCGCCTGACCGAAGTCATGGTGCCCTAGCTCCTCCAACAAGCGGATACTAAAGGATCGGGGAAACCGGTCAGTAGCTGCAGAGAGGTCTACAGAGTAGACATCGTGACCCTTTTCCAAGTGGTCACAAACAAGGTACATGCCTTTCTGCTGGTCCTTTATGCAGTTCTCCTTCGGGTACATCTTTTCGATGACCTTCATGAGCCTGTCATGCAGGGGCAGAAACACATATTGTGTTTTTGCGGATGGTTGAGTGACCACCCTTGCCTTGCAACCTTGTTCTTGCAGGAGACTAACTCTGGCCGGGGAATCACCTCTCCTAGGCATCCCGAGATCCCAGTTAATAAACTGGTCACCGAGTGCATTTAGGATAGGACCGTCGAATCCGGGGGGATACCAATCATTGGTAGCCCAGGAGAACGCGAACATGCCATATGGTCTCTTACGATACCATTGAGGCACTTGCGACTTACCATGATGGTAGTAGCTAGTTCCGTTCAGGAGGGAGACTGGATACTTGGAATAATCCAGTGACCACTTTCCCTTCTCCGGTTTTACGATGACTCCTTGTGATTTCGCCCTCTTCTGAAATGACTTAAATAGTCCATTAAAGAAGGGATGGGCCAAACCTTTGGCTGATACGGGTGCGTCGTCGGTAATGTTGTGAACTGCCTTTTCCACTTGGGCCTTAGTCGTCTGTGACGGCTTGAGCTTCAGGGAAGTGTAGAATCGCAACACCGCGTGCCACCGTCTTATCACTGACGGTTTCCGCGCTTCGACAAACTTTCTCACTACAAATCCCCATGGACCTTTCGGTACCATAGTGTCTTTGTGGTAAGAGATGGAATGTTCCTGGTAGACGGCTTGTGCCATCTTCCGGTCACCATTCTTGAGGTGGAGGGCGGCATTGTTTATCGCTTTCATGCGACGAACTGTCCACTCCGGGCCACAATCAGAGATCCACCGCTCAACTTCGCGTTGGATTTCCGGGCCTTGTTTCCCACAGACTGAGCGTACGATGAGGCATCCAATATGAGTTTGTTTTTCATTACTCATAGAAAGATTCCTCCTCCAATTGTAAACTCTTGGATAGCCGCATCGGCTGTCCGGGGGACCAAAAGAGCTAGC